TTATGGACGCATTATGGACATTCCTGACACCGGGTTAAGAGTCACAGCATCTTGTAAGAAATCCGGTGCAAAGTGTGCGTAGGTCATAGTTTGCTGAATGTTAGAATGACCCAGGATGCGCTGCAATGTGATTATGTTACCTCCATTCATTATAAAATGTGTGGCAAATGTATGCCTCAAAACATGTACTGCTTGTCCGTCAGGTAAATCGGGTTTTACTTCCCTGAGAGCGTTACGCACTTTGTAGTAACTGGCATTAAAAAGCCTGCCTGAATTTTTGGTCTTGATCCGTTTAATCAGGTCCTGCGAAACGGGAATTGTCCTGCGTTTTCCGTTTTTAGTTTTCATAAACGTAACCATCTGGTTAATGATGTGTTCAGCTTTTAAATTAGACACTTCACTCCAGCGTCCACCAGTAGAAAGGCAGACCAGAGTTGCATTTAATTCATCACCATCAAGCATGGATAACAGCCGCGTAATCTCTTCACTGGACAAAAAAGCCATTTCCGTAACAGCTTCACGTAACCGTTTAATCTCACGGAACGGGTTGTGAGAGTGGTATTCACCGGCGTCAATTAACTTGGTGAACATCCCGCTCATTATTGCCAGATGTCGATTTACGCTGGCTGGTTTCAGACCATCGTTCATCATTACAACGCGATAATCAGTTATCGTTTTCTTTGTTAGCTGGTCAGCTCTGGACACTCCCATTTCTGCAAATTTGGCGATTATTGTCGTTAAACGCCCCCGTTCAATATCTCCACGCTCATGTGATTTTCCGTGATATATCCACCATCTGCCTAACAACTCTGTAAGAGTTCGGCGGTCGGCTGGTTTCTCCAACCACTCTTTGTTGTGGTAGTTAACCAGTACATGACGTTCGAATGCTTGAGCTTCACCTTTAGTTTTAAATTTCCGCCTGATACGTTTTCCATCCGCACCCTGCGGTCTGACGTCCACTTCATAACGACCATCATCGAGCTTTTTAATAGACATAAAGCCCTCCGATGACGCTGTTTACTTCTACTACTTGAAAATTAATGCAATTTTCTTTCGTACATTTACTACACACATATGCTGAATAAATCGTCAGCCAGTCTTCTGGTCTGAGTGGTGCAAGGTTGTTGAGTCTTGCCCAATGTGTGCGAGAGCCGGGGCTATTTGTCCAGCTGCTGGATCTGTTTCATCAAACATGAACCAGTCACGATACTTGCGAAAGCGTGGATGCTTAAACAGCTTCATACCTGCTTCCATAGGCATTTTTGATTTTCCTGATTCATATCCATGATATGTGTAGTAATTAATTCCAATTAATTCAGCAAGTTCCTTAGTTTTAAGGCGTTCGGATTCACGGATGAGCTTTAGTTTCTCACTTTGTTCACTTGACATAATTTTGCTAATCTCCAATTATATTGTTACTTGGCAATTTGTGATTCGCTCAAAAAGGCTCTAGATGGCTCCAGTTGGTGAATCGCAAATCTTATGGAGGATAGCAAAGTGACGACAAATGTAGAAATTTCTTGTCCGACTAGCGATGAGGCAAGTTTCGAAAATGAAGCCAAACGTAAAAGCATTCAGATTTCAGAGCGCCCATCTGATTTGCTGTCGAAAGAAGGTTTTGCTCTTTACATCGGTAAGACACCACGCGCGGTGGCTGAAATGGCTAAAGCAGGAAAGCTGCCAGCCTTCTACATGACAGACCCATTAAAACCAAGAGGGAAAGCTGAATTATGGATTAATCGCCGTGAGTGGGACAAGTACGCAGCCCAGCTAGTTGATGAAGCTCCGACAGAATGGCATGACTGGAAAAATCGCATTAGTTACAGCAAATCAAGACATGGCCGTGCGGCTTAAGGTGGAAAGGATGAACGAGCCTCGTTGTATTGCTCAGTTATTGCGTAACGAAAGCCCCAGGGCGATTGACTTCACCATCACCCACGGTAAGGGGCGTAAGGGAATCATTATCCGCACCAAAAAACAGAGTCCGTTAAAAAAGGCTCTGACCTTTCTGAAAAGCCGGAGGGTATGGAAATGACAGTGATGACGCTCAATCTCGTTGAAAAACAGCCAGCAGCTATGCGCCGGATAATTGGCAAGCATCTTGCCGTCCCTCGCTGGCAGGATACATGTGATTATTATAATCAGATGATGGAGCGCGAACGGCTAACGGTTTGCTTTCATGCACAGTTAAAACAGCGTCACGCAACGATGCGTTTTGAAGAAATGAACGACGTCGAACGTGAACGGCTGGTTTGTGCAATTGATGAATTGCGTGGGGCATTCTCAAAACGCCGTCAGGTCGGCGCAAGTGAGTATGCATATATTAGTTTTTTAACAGTCAGTCAGCGTCGCACTTTATTTATGCACGCACGACTGACAGAAAAAGAATTCAACCAGCCATACTGGCGAATTAATGAAGAATCATGTTACTGGCGTGATGCTTTATTCCGTGCATTACGTGAATTATTCAGCCTGTTTGAGTATGCACCGACAATTCTGACGTCGGTAAAACCAGAGCAATATCTGCATTAAGTAATTAATCAGAGTTTTTAACGCACTTAATTGTGCGGGGCTTCTTTTTGCCTGGAGAACGTCATGCATACAGTTTCCGAAAATCAGTGCGGTAAATACGCATTACTGCTGCAACAGGCCAGAACCGAAGCACAGGCCGACGCAGCGACGCGCTTTTCTTCTCATCTTGACGCCATGATTCGCCACATCACAAAGGCGGAGTTATCCCGCGTGGAGATAGTCGAGCTGCTCAGTCAGGAGTCGGAAAAATTTCACAATATCGGATTGTCTCGCGGGGAGGTGCTTTGATGTCCTGTTCTCGTTCAGTTGTATTACTGAATAACGCCTTAAAAATCACCGTTATGAAAAATGGCGATTTATCTCTTATTCAACTTGGTCTTGATAAAGAAAAACGCGAAATAACTGAGTCTGTTATCGCGATTTATCAGAACGAATTAAATCTCCTGTCTGATGTGGTCAATTTACTTGTTAAACGCGCTGTATTTCACAAGCAAATCTCCTCCGTGGATGAACTGACGAAATTAACGACAGAAATTGCCAGCTATTGCGCTGATGAATTTAAAAAACTTAACGACAAAAGGAGCTGGTAATGCCGGACAACGTAGATTTTATTCAGGAACAACAGGCTGAATTACTGGAGCGTCAGATTAACGCGGCAAGGGTAAAACATTGCGGTGCTTCTGCGCTGGTTTGCGAAGAGTGTGACGCGCCAATACCTGCTGCCCGTCGTGCGGCTTACCCGTCAGCCACGCGTTGTGTTTCCTGTCAGTCAGTCTTTGAAGCAAAAAACAAACATTACCGGAGAACGGCATGAGTATTCGTATTGAAATTGGCGAACGTTATGTCGTTACCAGTGACAGCTTTCAGTTTATTCTCCACGAGAAAAAGAGAGCGGAAAGCGGTAAAAACGCCGGTCAGGAATGGCTGGCGGTGGTTGGTTATTACCCGAAATTAAGCCAGCTCGTTTCCGGCCTGATGCATCACGATATTCTGACCGGAAGCGCAAAGTCTTTTGCTGATTTAAACGCGCAGGTTGAGCAACTCAGCAAGCGTTGTTCAGAGGCTTTTGGCTCATATGGCCGTTAAAGCCTCCGGGCGTTTTGTCCCTCCGTCAGCATTTGCCGCAGGCACCGGTAAGACGTTTACCGGTGCTTATGCATGGAACGCGCCACGCGAGGCTGTCGGGCGCGAAAGACCCCTTACACGTGACGAGATGCGTCAGGTGCAAGGTGTTTTATCCACGATTAATCGCCAGCCTTACTTTTTGCGCTCGCTGTTTACTTCACGCTATGACTACATCCGGCGCAATAAAAGCCCGGTGCACGGGTTTTATTTCCTCACATCCACTTTTCAGCGTCGTTTATGGCCGCGCATTGAGCGCGTTAATCAGCGCCATGAAATGAACACCGACGCGTCGTTGCTGTTTCTGGCAGAGCGTGACCACTATGCGCGCCTGCCTGGAATGAATGACAAGGAGCTGAAAAAGTTTGCCGCCCGTATCTCATCGCAGCTTTTCATAATGTATGAGGAACTCTGCGATGCCTGGGTGGATGCGCATGGCGAGAAAGAATCGCTGTTTACGGATGAGGCGCAGGCTCACCTCTATGGTCATGTTGCTGGCGCTGCACGTGCTTTCAATATTTCCCCTCTCTACTGGAAAAAATACCGTAAAGGACAGATGACCACGAGGCAGGCATATTCTGCCATTGCCCGCCTGTTTAACGATGAGTGGTGGACTCATCAGCTTAAAGGCCAGCGTATGCGCTGGCATGAGGCGTTACTGATTGCTGTCGGGGAGGTCAATAAAGACCGTTCTCCTTATGCCAGTAAACATGCCATTCGTGATGTGCGTGCGCGCCGCCAGGCAAATCTGGAGTTTCTTAAATCGTGTGACCTTGAGAACAGGGAAACCGGCGAGCGCATCGACCTTATCAGTAAGGTGATGGGCAGTATTTCTAATCCTGAAATTCGCCGGATGGAGCTGATGAACACCATTGCCGGTATTGAGCGTTACGCCGCTGCAGAGGGTGATGTGGGGATGTTTATCACGCTGACCGCGCCGTCAAAGTATCACCCGACACGTCAGGTCGGAAAAGGCGAAAGTAAAACCGTGCAGCTTAATCACGGCTGGAACGATGAGGCATTTAATCCAAAGGATGCGCAGCGTTATCTCTGCCGTATCTGGAGCCTGATGCGCACGGCATTCAAGGATAATGATTTACAGGTCTACGGTTTGCGTGTCGTCGAGCCACACCACGACGGAACGCCGCACTGGCATATGATGCTTTTTTGTAATCCACGCCAGCGTAACCAGATTATTGAAATCATGCGTCGCTACGCGCTCAAAGAGGATGGAGACGAAAGAGGAGCCGCGCGAAACCGTTTTCAGGCAAAACATCTTAACCGGGGCGGTGCTGCGGGGTATATCGCAAAATACATCTCAAAAAACATCGATGGCTATGCACTGGATGGTCAGCTCGATAACGATACCGGCAGGCCGCTGAAAGATACTGCTGCGGCTGTTACCGCATGGGCGTCAACGTGGCGCATTCCGCAATTTAAAACGGTTGGTCTGCCGACAATGGGGGCTTACCGTGAACTACGCAAATTGCCTCGCGGCGTCAGCATTGCTGATGAGTTTGACGAGCGCGTCGAGGCTGCACGCGCCGCTGCAGACAGTGGTGATTTTGCGTTGTATATCAGCGCGCAGGGCGGGGCAAATGTCCCGCGCGATTGTCAGACTGTCAGGGTCGCCCGTAGCTCGTCGGATGACGTTAACGAGTACGAGGAAGAAGTCGAGAGAGTGGTCGGCATTTACGCGCCGCATCTCGGCGCGCGTCATATTCATATCACCAGAACCACGGACTGGCGCATTGTGCCGAAAGTGCCGGTCATTGAGCCTTTGACTTTAAAAAGCGGCATCGCCGCGCCTCGGAGTCCTGTCAATAACTGTGGAAAGCTCACCGGTGATGATACTTCGTTACCGGCTCCCACGCCTTCTGAGCACGCCGCAGCAGTGCTTAATCTGGTTGATGACGGTGTTATCGAATGGAATGACCCGGAGGTCGTGAGGGCGCTCAGAAGCGCATTAAAACACGGCCTGAGAAGACCAAACCGTCAGCAAAGAAACGGAAGTCCGTTAAAACCGCATGAAATAGCGCCATCGGCCAGACTGACCAAGTCGGAACGAATGCAAATTACCCGTATCCGCGTTGACCTTGCTCAGAACGGTATCAGGCCGCAGCGATGGGAGCTTGAGGTGCTGGCGCGTGGGGCAACCGTAAATTATGACGGGAAAAAATTCACGTATCCAATCATTGATGAGTGGCCGGGGTTCATAACCAAGTGTGAGTTGGAACATAAGATAAAGTAGGGGGAAGCCATTAACTTTACCCCATTATGGTCATGCTTTGTTATATGCCCGACTAAATGCCGGGCAATGATGGGATTAAATAATAGGCGATTCAGTATTTAATGGATTCAACATCCACAAATGGCTCTGTGGTACAACTTCAAATGGTTTTTTGAAGTCAGCAATGCATTTCCCCGTTTCAAAACTTAACCCGCTATTTTTACTATCTAAGAAACATAATCCAGACAGAACACTTTTGATTTGTACCGCACCTGTTGTTGAAGGTATGAGAGAAAACAGAGTTTTCTTATCTGTCTGATTACACGTCATTTTTAGCAGATTTTTTCCATCAGGAGTCCCTAAACATTGGTCTGTATTTGGGGTTCGAATCATTATCCACCCGCTTTGATCGGTAACAAGAGCTTCAGCTGGTGTTTTTACTGGTACAACTTCCCATCCAGTGATTTCTCTGCCATGCAGATCTAGTCTGTTATGGAGCATCAGGCCACTTTGGAGATTGCGGAATGTGAATAGAGAGTTATTTTCTTTTCCTAACTCATCTATCTGATTATTGACAGCTTCCTGTGATGAGGAGCATCCGGCTATTAGCAACATAGTTACAATAATTATTAATCTCTTCATTATGATAGCCTCTTTTATCGTCTGGAAACGCCAACAGGGTAATGGTCTGAAGACATCTGAGTCCTTCTGGCTCCGTATACAATTCCTGCTTGTAGCGGAAATGGTCTAAAGGCCACAGCGTTTCCTGCTACTGCATAATCTAATGTTCGTTGACTCGTTTGTGTCGGTGCAGCAGGGAAAATAATTTCTGATGCATTTCTTACAGGAACTGTAAGGTTCACCTCTAAATCATCAGGTTCGCGATTAAAATCACCAAGAATCATCCAGTTAATGGCCTGGTGGACTGGGTCTCGGCTGTCACGAAAGAAGCTATAGACTTCTTCAACAAGAGCGGGAGCGTCATTGTTTCGTGTAGCTATCGCATGTGCAGTGAAAAATGCATCATTGCCAATCCGTATGCCAAGCAGTGGCCGCCCACCTTGCCTTACCGGGCGAAGAACAAACACTTCATCGGCCTGCCGATTGCTAACCAGAGCAAGATTGACCCTTCCACCAAAGGCATCAACAGCAGAAAAATATATATATACTTGCTGTGGTCTGCTATTTGTAGACAAGTTCCAGATAAGCTCCCGGACAGGAATGCCTGGGGAAGGAATAACTCTACCTGTATCTACAGCCGTTGATGGCGGAGAACCTGCCTCCTGCACAGCTAAAATATCTACGGCATTTTCACCAGAAATTAATTGTCGGACATTTATATTCCATTTACTTTCAGTAGTGGCGGATGCGCCCTGAAGGTTCCAGGTCGCAACGCGAAAATCAGTTAAATCCGCCTGAGCGTAAAACGATAAAAATACTATCAGAGATATAATATATTTTTTCATTGTTCGCCTCCTGCTGAATGCCTATCTGGTTCTATTGGTAGTGGTGGAAATGGGCGTATTTCTGGCTTAACAATAGTGGCTAGAGCTGGCCTTAATGGTTCGCTTATGGACCACATAAATTCGAAGTTTCTCTCTCCACTTGATGGGCAACGCTCCATTGTTAATGTTGTTGCGTACGGAGATGATGGTGTTCTTTCTAAAAAATTAGCTCTGATGCATAAACCTGTAGACAACGATTTTAACTGGTAATTACCATTGCGTGTTACCATCGGCTGGAAGTCGAAGCGATCTGGTCCAAACTGGCAAGGTGCAGTAGATAGTTGCACACCTCCTTTAAACCCCGGGAAGCTTGTCATACAAGTACCAACGTCTACATTGCGGAACTGTATCGTATTTGGTCTGGTTCCGGGCATAATCTGCCAATTGCGTAGTTCTCCAAATGAATTGGAGTCGCTGATATAATAAGCCCATAATGATGAACCAGCTCCGCGGCTCCACATTGTTAGAACTGAGCCATCCATGTTCATCAAAGATACTGCGGGTGCTGTACCTGGTACCGGGATAGGGATTGGTGCATTTGTGGGAAGTGCAGGTCCAGCCCCGGGTAATGGAAGTCCAGGCTCATCTGGAGAAGGAATTGTTGGTCCTCCCTCTACTTGAGGAGGGAAAACTTTGGGGTCAAGATGAGCTTTGTTCTTTCCTGATGAGCAGCCATTTAATAAAATGGGGAGCAGGATACCAGCTATAAAAATAGGTGTGTATTTATTAGCCATTATTACAGTCCTGTTTATGATAAAGATAGTGAAAATTAATAAAAAATAAAATTATCACATTGGCAAATCTCCTTTGGGCTAGTGTCTTAGTTGTTTGGTTTTCCTTAGGGGTTTTATAGTGAATGTTTTTAAGTGTATTATTTTTGAAGTTACATTTGAGGTTGTGTATTAACAGATAAGACTAAATAAGGGTATGTAACTTAAATGTAATTGTTTTTAAAATGAAAATAATAAGTGTCGTGCTTTTATTTAATGCTTTTGCTTTTTTTTATTTAATCGCTTTTGTAATTTATAAAGTTACCGTGAGTGCAAAACGCGATTGATATAGTTATGAATTTACAAATGATGAGCTACAGGTCAATTGTTAGTTCTTATTTATGTGATCTTGATGGTTTTTTGTTAATAATGTTATTGTGATCGTATAGGTTGTGTGTTACTGGTCTAATTTTCTATCGCTGTTTTTTGTTGTGAGTGTCTGATGGCATGAATTTGCATGTGTCAAAAGTTGCTTTTATTGTCAGTTATCGTCAGTGCTGGCGTGCTCTTGGAGTGTCCATGCACCTGCATTAAAACCGCCCCGTGAAGCGGGCGGGCGAGGCGGGGAAAGCACTGCGCGCTGGCGGTGGTGCGTGATTTTATTTTTTCAGCGTCTGAGCGCGTCGTGACGGCGTTTAGTCTGCCCGTTGAGGCGTTGGTGTGTCTGCGGGGTGTTTTGTGCGGTGGTGAGCGTGTGAGGGCGTGATGACAGGGTGTAAAAAAGCCGCCCGCAGGCGGCGATGTTCAGCCGTTGTCAGTGTCCAGTGAGTAGTTTTTAAAGCGGATGACCTCCTGACCGAGCCAGCCGTTTATTTCCCGAATCCTGTCCTGTAACGGGATAAGCTCATTGCGGACAAAGACCTTTGCCACTTTCTCAATATCACCCAGCGACCCGACGTTCTCCGGCTTGCCGCCCATCAACTGAAAGGGGATGCGGTGCGCGTCCAGCAGGTCTGCGGCACTGGCTTTTTTGATATTAAAAAAATCGTCCTTCGTCGCCACTTCACTGAGCGGGATAATTTTAATGCCGTCAGCTTTCCCCTGCGGGGCATAGAGAAACAGGTTTTTAAAGTTGTTGCGGCCTTTCGACTTAACCATGTTTTCGCGAAGCATTTCGATATCGTTGCGATCCTGCACGGCATCGGTGACGTACATGATGTATCCGGCATGAGCGCCGTTTTCGTAATACTTGCGGCGGAACAGCGTGGCTGACTCATTCAGCCAGGCAGAGTTAAGGGCGCTGAGATATTCCGGCAGGCCGTACAGCTCCTGATTAATATCGGGCTCCAGCAGGTGAAACACGGAGCCGGGCGCGAAGGCTGTCGGCTCGTTGAAGGACGGCACCCACCAGTAAACATCCTCTTCCACGCCACGACGGGTATATTTTGCCGGTGAGGTTTCCAGTCTGATGACCTTACCGGTGGTGCTGTAGCGCTTTTCCAGAAACGCATTACCGAACACCAGAAAATCCAGCACAAAGCGGCTGAAATCCTGCTGGGAAAGCCACGGGTGCGGGATAAACGTTGAGGCCAGAATATTACGTTTGACGTAAATCGGTGAGCTGTGATGCACGGCAGCACGCAGGCTTTTTGCCAGACCGGTAAAGCTGACCGGTGGCTCATACCATCTGCCGTTACTGATGCACTCGACGTAATCCAGAATATCACGGCGGTCGAGTACCGGCACCGGCTCACCAAAGGTGAATGCCTCCATTTTCGGGGCGCTGGCGGTCATTTTTTTTGCCGCAGGTTGCGGTGTTTTCCCTTTTTTCTTGCTCATCAGTAAAACTCCAGAATGGTGGATGTCAGCGGGGTGCTGATACCGGCGGTGAGTGGCTCATTTAACAGGGCGTGCATGGTCGCCCAGGCGAGGTCGGCGTGGCTGGCTTCCTCGCTGCGGCTGGCCTCATAGGTGGCGCTGCGTCCGCTGCTGGTCATGGTCTTGCGGATAGCCATGAACGAGCTGGTGATGTCGGTGGCGCTGACGTCATATTCCAGACAGCCACGGCGGATAACGTCTTTTGCCTTGAGCACCATTGCGGTTTTCATTTCCGGTGTGTAGCGGATATCGCGCGCGGCGGGATAGAACGAGCGCACGAGCTGGAACACGCCGACACCGAGGCCGGTGGCATCAATACCGATGTATTCGACGTTGTATTTCTCGGTGAGTTTGCGGATGGATTCAGCCTGAGTGGCAAAGTCCATGCCTTTCCACTGGTGACGCTCAAGTATTCTGAATTTGCCACCGGCCACCACCGGCGGTGCCAGTACCACGCATCCGGCGCTGTCGCCACGGTGTGACGGGTCGTAACCAATCCATACCGGACGTGAGCCGAACGGATTGGCGGCAAACGGCGCATAGTCTTCCCATTCTTCCAGCGTGTCGACCATGCAGCGTTGCAGCTCCTCGAACGGGAACACCGACGCCTTGTCGTCAACAAATTCACACATGAACAGGTTTTTAAAATCGTCGGCGCTGTTTTCGCGTTTGAGCTGCTCAATGTCGAACAGCGTGCAGCCGCCTTTCAGGGCGTCCTCAATGGTGACAATCTGCCGCCACTGGCCGTCCGCACAGAGAAGACCTCCGGCAAGGGCGTTATGACTGACGTCGATTTCCACGCGTTCGGCGGCGCTGGCGCGTCCCCGGTTAAACAGTTCACCCGACCAGAACGGGTAGGCGTCGTGCGCCAGCGTGGACGGGGTGGAGAAATAGGTCGAGCGCAGGTGGCTCTGTGAGGCCATACCTGATGCCACCTTACGCAGTACCTGAAAATTCGGGATCCAGAAAATCTCGTCGACGTACAGGTCGCCGTTATGGCTCTGCGCGGTGTTGGAGTTGGTGCCGAGAAAAATCAGTTTTGCGCCGTTATTGCCCAGGACAATCGGGTCACCGGTCAGGTCAACGTCAACCAGACGGGCAAAGGCGATGATGTATTCGCGGAACACATACGCCTGCGTTTTACTGGCCGACAGAAAAATCTGGTTATGGCCGGTTTTCAGGGCGCGCAGCAGCGCCTCGCGGGAAAAATAAAACGTTGCGCCAATCTGGCGGGATTTCAGGATATCGCGGATGCGGTGCTCAAGCCCGGCGCGATACCAGTGCAACTGATATTCGAAAGACTGCTCAAAGAAAATCTGCTCCAGCTTTTCGATGGCCTCGTCACTGAAAAAATTCTTTTTCGGTTTGCGCCGCCCGCCTTTGTTGCGGTTAGCGACGTTCGGATTAAGGTCTGCCTCGTTGCCGGTCTGGCTGTAGCGGTTTACCCGTGCCAGTCGTTCAATCTGGCGTCCGAGCAGGTCAATTTCCTTGAAGTCACCGCCGGTTTTCTGCGGTTTGATGATGAGCTGGGTCAGCCGCGCTTCCAGACTCATTTCGACACGGCTGATGGGGGCAACGCTGTCCCAGCCGTCGCGCTGTTTCCAGCTCTGCACCGTCGGGCGTTTCATCTGCAACATGGCAGCAATCTGCGGCACGGAAAATCCCTGCCAGTACAGCAGCGCCGCCTGACGACGCGGGTCGTGTAAAAGAGTGGTGTCTGTGGTGATGGTCATGAATACCTCGCCGTGATGAATACACGGCAAGGCTACTGAGTCGCGCCCCGCGATTCGCTAAGGTGCTGTTGTGTCAGTGATAAGCCATCCGGGACTGATGGCGGAGGATGCGCATCGTCGGGAAACTGATGCCGACATGTGACTCCTCTAATCACTATTCAGGACTCCTGACAATGGCAAAAAAAGTCTCAAAATTCTTTCGTATCGGCGTTGAGGGTGACACCTGTGACGGGCGTGTCATCAGTGCGCAGGATATTCAGGAAATGGCCGAAACCTTTGACCCGCGTGTCTATGGTTGCCGCATTAACCTGGAACATCTGCGCGGCATCCTGCCTGACGGTATTTTTAAGCGTTATGGCGATGTGGCCGAACTGAAGGCCGAAAAGATTGACGATGATTCGGCGCTGAAAGGCAAATGGGCGCTGTTTGCGAAAATCACCCCGACCGATGACCTTATCGCGATGAACAAGGCCGCGCAGAAGGTCTATACCTCAATGGAAATTCAGCCGAACTTTGCCAACACCGGCAAATGTTATCTGGTGGGGCTGGCCGTCACCGATGACCCGGCAAGCCTCGGCACGGAATACCTGGAATTCTGCCGCACGGCAAAACACAACCCCCTGAACCGCTTCAAATTAAGCCCTGAAAACCTGATTTCAGTGGCAACGCCTGTTGAGCTGGAATTTGAAGACCTGCCTGAAACCGTGTTCACCGCCCTGACCGAAAAGGTGAAATCCATTTTTGGCCGCAAACAGGCCAGCGATGACGCCCGTCTGAATGACGTGCATGAAGCGGTGACCGCTGTTGCTGAACATGTGCAGGAAAAACTGAGCGCCACTGAGCAGCGCCTCGCTGAGATGGAAACCGCCTTTTCCGCACTTAAGCAGGAGGTGACTGACAGGGCGGATGAAACCAGCCAGGCATTCACCCGCCTGAAAAACAGTCTCGACCACACCGAAAGTCTGACCCAGCAGCGCCGCAGCAAGGCCACCGGTGGTGGCGGTGACGCCCTGATGACGAACTGCTGACCGGCGTCAGTCAGTCCGGGAAAACCTTCACGATTAACCCTTAATTTCAGGAATAACTATGCGCCAGGAAACCCGCTTTAAATTTAATGCTTACCTGTCCCGTGTTGCCGAACTGAACGGCATCGACGCCGGTGATGTGTCGAAAAAATTCACCGTTGAACCGTCGGTCACCCAGACCCTGATGAACACCATGCAGGAGTCCTCTGACTTTCTGACCCGCATCAACATTGTGCCGGTCAGCGAAATGAAAGGGGAAAAAATTGGCATCGGTGTCACCGGCTCCATCGCCAGCACCACCGACACCGCCGGTGGCACCGAGCGTCAGCCGAAGGACTTCTCGAAGCTGGCGTCCAACAAGTACGAATGCGACCAGATTAATTTCGATTTTTATATCCGCTACAAAACGCTGGACCTGTGGGCGCGTTATCAGGATTTCCAGCTCCGTGTCCGTAACGCCATTATCAAACGCCAGTCCCTTGATTTCATCATGGCCGGTTTTAACGGCGTGAAGCGTGCCGAAACCTCTGACCGCAGCAGCAATCCGATGCTGCAGGATGTGGCGGTCGGCTGGCTGCAGAAATACCGCAATGAAGCACCGGCGCGCGTGATGAGCAAGGTCACTGACGAGGAAGGGCACACCACCTCTGAGGTCATCCGCGTGGGTAAGGGCGGTGATTATGCCAGCCTCGATGCACTGGTGATGGATGCGACCAACAACCTGATTGAGCCGTGGTATCAGGAAGACCCTGACCTTGTGGTGATTGTGGGACGTCAGCTACTGGCGGACAAGTATTTTCCCATCGTCAACAAGGAGCAGGACAACAGCGAAATGCTGGCCGCTGACGTCATCATCAGCCAGAAACGCATCGGCAACCTGCCAGCGGTACGCGTCCCGTACTTCCCGGCGGATGCGATGCTCATCACGAAGCTGGAAAACCTGTCCATCTACTACATGGATGACAGCCATCGCCGCGTGATTGAGGAAAACCCGAAACTCGACCGCGTGGAGAACTACGAGTCAATGAACATTGATTACGTGGTGGAGGACTACGCCGCCGGTTGTCTGGTGGAAAAAATTAAGGTCGGTGATTTCTCCACACCGGCTAAAGCGACCGCAGAGCCGGGAGCGTAACCGATGACGAGTCCCGCACAGCGCCACATGATGCGGGTTTCGGCAGCGATGACCGCGCAGCGGGAAGCCGCCCCGCTGCGACATGCAACTGTCTATGAGCAGATGCTGGTCAAGCTGGCCGCAGACCAGCGCACACTGAAAGCGATTTATTCAAAAGAGCTGAAGGCCGCGAAAAAACGCGAACTGCTGCCGTTCTGGTTGCCGTGGGTGAACGGCGTGCTGGAGCAGGGCAAAGGTGCACAGGATGACATTCTGATGACGGTCATGCTGTGGCGTCTGGATACCGGCGATATTGCCGGTGCGCTGGAGATTGCCCGTTATGCCCTGAAGTACGGTCTGACCATGCCGGGTAAACACCGCCGCACCCCGCCGTACATGTTCACCGAGGAGGTGGCGCTCGCGGCCATGCGCGCTCACGCTGCCGGTGAGTCTGTGGATCCCCGCCTGCTGACGGACACACTTGAACTGACTGCCACGGCAGACATGCCTGATGAAGTGCGCGCAAAGCTGCACAAAATCACCGGTCTGTTTCTGCGTGACGGTGGTGATGCCGCCGGTGCGCTGGCTCACCTGCAACGTGCGACACAGCTCGACTGTCAGGCAGGCGTCAAAAAAGAGATTGAACGACTGGAGCGGGAGCTGAAACCGAAGCCGGAGCCGCAGCCCAAAGCGGCCACCCGTACCCCGCGTAAGACCCGGAGCGTGACACCGGCAAAACGTGGACGCCCGAAAAAGAAAGCCAGTTAACAACCGAATGCGCCCCGCGCCAGGGCGGCACGCCGGTCAGTGAGGGTGAATCACCTGACGCTGTACCGGCGTCCACCGCCCGACTTTTCAGAGGTAGTCATGATGACGCTGATTATTCCGCGAAAGGAGGCTCCCGTGTCCGGTGAGGGTACGGTGGTCATCCCGCAACCGGCAGGCGACGAGCCGGTGATTAAAAACACGTTCTTTTTTCCCGATATCGACCCGAAGCGCGTCCGGGAACGTATGCGCCTTGAGCAGACCGTCGCCCCCGCCCGTCTGCGTGAGGCCATCAAGTCAGGCATGGCGGAGACGAATGCGGAGCTGTACGAGTACCGCGAACAGAAAATTGCCGCCGGTTTTACGCGTCTGGCTGACGTCCCGGCGGACGATATCGACGGTGAAAGCATCAGGGTTTTTTACTACGAGCGCGCCGTGTGTGCGATGGCGACCGCGTCGCTTTATGAGCGTTATCGCGGCGTGGATGCCAGTGCGAAAGGCGACAAGAAGGCCGACAGCATTGACAGCACCATTGATGAGCTGTGGCGGGATATGCGCTGGGCGGTGGCGCGTATCCAGGACAAGCCGCGCTGCATCGTGAGTCAAATCTGATGAAGACCTTTGCGCTACAGGGCGACACGCTCGACGCCATTTGTGTCCGGTATTACGGGCGCACTGAGGGCGTGGTCGAGGCTGTGCTCGCCACAAATCCGGGACTGGCTGAACTGGGGGCGGTGCTGCCACATGGCACCGCCGTCGAACTGCCCGACGTTCAGACCGCGCCCGTGGCTGAAACTGTCAATCTGTGGGAGTAACGCATGACAGCAGAAGAAAAAAGCGTCCTGTCGCTTTTCATGATTGGGGTGCTGATTGTTGTCGGCAAGGTGCTTGCCGGTGGTGAACCCATCACCCCGCGTCTGTTTATCGGGCGCATGTTGCTCGGTGGTTTTGTCTCGATGGTTGCCGGTGTTGTTCTGGTGCAGTTTCCTGACCTGTCACTGCCTGCGGTGTGCGGCATCGGCTCCATGCTGGGTATCGCCGGTTATCAGGTGATTGAGATTGCCATTCAGCGCCGCTTTAAGGGCAGGGGGAAACCGTAATGCCGGTAATTAACACGCATCAGAATATCGCCGCCTTTCTCGACATGCTGGCCGTGTCCGAAGGGACGGCGAATCACCCGCTGACGAAAAACCGGGGCTATGACGTGATAGTCACCGGACTGGACGGAAAGCCGGAAATATTCACCGACTACAGTGACCACCCGTTCGCGCATGGCCGACCGGCGAAGGTGTTTAACCGTCGCGGTGAAAAATCCACGGCTTCCGGTCGCTATCAGCAGCTTTACCTGTTCTGGCCGCACTACCGCAAACAGCTTGCCCTGCCGGATTTCAGTCCGTTGTCACAGGACAGACTTGCCATTCAGTTGATCCGCGAACGCGGTGCACTGGATGACATCCGGGAGGGACGCATTGAGCGCGCCATTTCACGCTGTCGCAATATCTGGGCGTCCCTGCCGGGAGCCGGTTACGGTCAGCGTGAGCATTCACTGGAAAAACTGGTCACCGTCTGGCGTACCGCTGGCGGCGTACCGGCTTAAACGGAGTAAACACCATGAAGAAATTATCCCTTTCACTGATGCTGAACGTGTCGCTGGCGCTGATGCTGGCACTGTCCCTGATTTACCCGCAGAGCGTGGCCGTCAGTTTTGTCGCTGCCTGGGCGATTCTGGTGACGGTTATCTGTGTGGTTGCCGGTGGTGTCGGCGTGTATGCCACTGAGTATGTGCTGGAACGCTACGGGCGGGAGCTGCCGCCGGAATCGCTGGCCGTGAAGATTGTCACGTCGCTGTTTTTGCAGCCGGTGCCGTGGCGCAGACGGGCGGCGGCTCTGGTAGTGGTGGTGGCGACGTTTATCTCGCTGGTCGCTGCCGGGTGGATTTTTACCGCGCTGATTTATCTTGTGGTGTCGCTGTTTTTCCGGCTGATACGTAAAGCCTGTCGTCAGCGTCTTGAGGGGCGGGAACTATGTCAAAGCTGATGATTGTGCTGGTCGTGTTGCTATCGCTGGCGGTGGCCGGTCTGTTTCTGGCGAAGCATGAAAACGCCAGGCTGCGCGTCTCACTGGACAGGGCGAACAACGTCGCCAGTGAACAGCAGACGACCATCACCATGCTGAAAAACCAGCTTCATGTTGCCCTTACCAGGGCAGACAAAAACGAGCTGGCGCAGGTGGCACTGCGTCAGGAACTGGAGAACGCCGCGAAACGTGAAGCACAGCGCGAGAAAACCATCACGAGGTTACTTAATGAAAACGAGGATTTTCGCCGCTGGTATGGCGCTGACCTGCCTGATGCTGTGCGCCGGTTGCACCAGCGTCCGGCCTGCACTGACGCCAGTGATTGTCGCCAACGCCTGCCCGAAAGTGAGCCTTTGCCCGATGCCGGGCAGTGACCCGCAGACGAACGGCGATTTAAGTGCCGATATCCGGCAGCTTGAGAACGCGCTGGCACGCTGTGCCAGCCAGGTAAAAATGATTAAACACTGTCAGGATGAAAACGATGCTCAAACCCGACAGCCTGCGCAGGGCGCTGACTGATGCCGTCACGGTGCTGAAAACTAACCCCGATATGCTGCGGATATTCGTGGATAACGGGAGTATTGCCTCCACGCTGGCGACGTCGCTGTCGTTCGAAAAGCGTTACACGCTCAATGTGATTGTGACCGACTTTACCGGTGATTTTGACCTGCTCATCGTGCCGGTGCTGGCGTGGCTGCGGGAAAATCAGCCCGACATCATGACCACCGACGAAGGCCAGAAAAAGGGCTTCACGTTTTATGCAGACATCAACAATGACAGCAGCTTTGATATCAGCATCAGCCTGATGCTGACCGAGCGCACGCTGGTCAGTGAGGTGGACGGCGCACTGCATGTGAAGAACATCCCGGAGCCTCCGCCGCCGGAGCCGGTCACCCGCCCGATGGAGCTGTATATCAATGGCGAACTGGTGAGCAAGTGGGATGAATGAGTTTAAGCGTTTTGAAGACCGGCTGGCGGGACTTATTGAATCGCTGTCACCGTCAGGGCGTCGGCGGCTGAGTGCAGAGCTGGCGAAGCGTCTGCGGCAGAGTCAGCAGCGTCGGGTGATGGCACAGAAAGCCCCGGACGGCACACCCTACGCGCCACGCCAGCAGCAGAGCGCCAGAAAAAAGACCGGTCGTGTTAAGCGAAAAATGTTTGCGAAACTTATCACCAGTCGTTTTTTGCATATCCGCGCCAGCCCTGAACAGGCATCAATGGAGTTTTACGGCGGGAAGTCACCGAAAATAGCCAGTGTGCATCAGTTCGGTCTGTCGGAAGAAACCCGGAAAGACGGTAAGAAAATTGATTATCCGGCGCGTCCTCTGCTCGGCTTTACCGGTGAGGATGTGCAGATGATTGAAGAGATTATCCTGGCTCACCTCGACCGTTAGTTGTGCCATTCCCGACACCTCATCGTCACATTGCCGCCGGTATGACCCGGCGGCATCCTTCCCGTTATGAACACTCTCGCAAATATCCAGGAACTCGCGCGCGCACTGCGCAACATGATTCGCACCGGCCTTGTCGTCGAAACCAACCTTAAAGCCGGTCGCTGCCGTGTGCAGACCGGCGGCATGTGCACCGACTGGCTTCAGTGGCTGACCCATCGTGCCGGGCGTTCGCGCACATGGTGGGCACCTTCCGTGGGGGAGCAGGTGCTGATTCTGGCCGTGGGCGGTGAACTTGACACGGCGTTTGTTCTGCCGGGGATTTATTCCAGCGATAACCCCGCGCCGTCTGCGTCGGCGGATGCCCTGCATATCCGTTTCCCTGACGGGGCGGTGATTGAGTATGAACCCGAAACCAGTGCACTCACGGTAAGCGGAATTAAAACGGCCAGCGTGACGGCTTCTGATTCTGTTACTGCCACGGTACCGGTGGTCACGGTGAAAGCGTCAACCCGTGTCACCCTGGACACACCGGAAGTGGTCTGCACTAACAAACTGACTACCGGCACGCTGGAAGTACAGAAGGGCGGGACGATGCGCGGCAACATTGAACACACCGGCGGTGAACTCTCATCAAACGGTAAGGTACTGCATACCCACAAACACCCCGGCGACAGCGGCGGCACAACCGGGAGTCCTTTATGACAGCGCGTTATCTCGGAATGAATCGCAGTGATGGCCTGACTGTCACTGACCTTGAGCATATCAGCCAGAGTATCGGCGATATCCTGCGTACCCCCGTCGGCTCACGGGTGATGCGTCGTGATTACGGCTCGTTGCTGGCGTCAATGATTGACCAGCCGCAGACTCCGGCGCTTGAGTTGCAGATTAAGGTCGCCTGTTACATGGCGGTGCTGAAATGGGAACCCCGCGTCACCCTGTCATCCGTCACCACTGAGCGCAGTTTTGACGGGCGAATGACGGTCACGTTAACCGGCCAGCACAACGACACCGGCCAGCCACTTTCGTTAACCATCCCTGTGAGTTGAAACCATGCCGATTATCGACCTGAACCAGCTACCCGCACCGGATGTGGTCGAGGAGCTGGACTTTGAAACCATTCTTGCTGAACGCAAGGCGACACTGATTTCCCTTTACCCGGAAGACCAGCAGGAGGCGGTCGCCCGTACCCTGACGCTGGAATCCGAGCCTATCGTCAAACTGCTGGAGGAAAACGCTTATCGTGAGCTTATCTGGCGTCAGCGTGTGAATGAGGCTGCACGGGCGGTGATGCTGGCTTGTGCTGCCGGTAATGACCTTGATGTGATTGGTGCCAATTACAACACCACGCGCCTGACTATCACCCCGGCAGATGATTCGACTATCCCGCCGACACCGGCAGTGATGGAGTCTGACACCGATTATCGTCTGCGTATTCAGCAGGCGTTTGAGGGCTTAAGCGTCGCCGGGTCGGTGGGAGCCTATCAGTATCATGGTCGCAGTGCCGACGGGCGTGTCGCGGATATCTCTGTCACCAGTCCGTCTCCGGCCTGCGTCACCATCTCCGTGCTGTCACGTGAAAATAACGGTGTCGCATCCGAAGACCTGCTGGCCGTGGTGCGTAACGCCCTGAATGGCGAGGACGTCAGACCGGTGGCCGACCGCGTGACCGTGCAGTCTGCTGCCATCGTTGAATACCAGATAAACGCCACGCTTTACCTTTACCCTGGCCCCGAAAGCGAACCCATTCGCGCTGCCGCCGTGAAAAAACTGGAAGCGTATATCACGGCACAGCACCGGCTGGGGCGCGACATCCGTCTGTCTGCCATTTATGCCGCTTTGCATGTGGAAGGCGTGCAGCGTGTCGAACTGACTGCACCGCTGGCCGACATCGTGCTCAACAGTACGCAGGCGTCTTTCTGTACCGAATACCGCGTCGTGACCGGAGGCTCGGATGAGTGATTCGCGACTGCTGCCGACTGGCTCATCACCGCTTGAAGTTGCCGCCGCAAAAGCCTGTGCGGAAATTGAAAAAACGCCGGTCAGTATTCGTGAGCTGTGGAACCCGGATACCTGCCCGGCAAATCTGCTGCCGTGGCTGGCGTGGTCATTTTCGGTTGACCGCTGGGATGATAAGTGGCCGGAAGCGACAAAACGCGCTGTTATCCGCGATGCGTATTTCATTCACTGCCATAAGGGCACTATTGGTGCGATTCGCCGTGTGGTGGAGCCGCTCGGCTATCTGATTGAGGTGAGGGAGTGGTGGCAGCTCAACGAGGAGCCGGGGACGTTCCGCATCGTTGTTGGCGTGCTTGAGCAGGGTATTACCGAGGAAATGTATCAGGAGCTGGAGCGTCTCGTTGCTGATGCAAAACCGGCAAGCCGCCATCTGACGGGACTGGCTATCAGTTTAAGTACAACCGGCAACATTTTTGCCGGTGCGGGATGCTATCACGGCGACGCCCTGACGGTTTATCCCTACACCCCGGAGGCCATTATTGTCGGAGGGGATTATTTCCCGGCCTCGGCCATTCATTTAATTGATAACCTGAGAGTAAACGCATGACAGTGAAATACTACGCCATTCTGACTAATCAGGGCGCAGCACGGCTGGCTAACGCGACGATGCTCGGCAGTAAGCTGAATCTGACGCAAATGGCCGTTGGTGATGCGAATGGTGTCTTGCCGACACCAGACCCGGCACAGACAAAACTGATTAACCAGAAACGCATCGCGCCGCTGAATCTTCTGAGTGTTGACCCGAACAACCAGAGCCAGATTATTGCGGAGCAAATCATCCCTGAGAACGAGGGCGGATTCTGGATCCGTGAGATTGGGCTTTATGATGATGAAGGCGTACTCATTGCGGTGGCGAACTGCCCGGAAACGTACAAACCGCAGTTGCAGGAAGGCAGTGGTCGTACCCAGACTATCCGCATGATTCTGGTTGTCACGAATACCGAAGCTATTACGCTGAAAATCGACCCGTCGGTGGTACTGGCGACCCGTAAATACGTGGATGATGAAGTCCTGGAATTAAAGCTGTATGTGGATGACCAGATGAGAAACCACATTGCCGCACAGGATCCTCATACCCAGTATGCGCAGAAACATAATCCGACATTTACCGGAGAACCAAAAGCGCCGACGCCTGCCACAGGAAATAACACCACGCGGATTGCGACCACTGCGTTTGTTCAGGCGGCTATTACCGCTCTGATTAACGGTGCGCCTGCCACGCTGGATACACTGAAAGAAATTGCCGTAGCCATTAACAATGACCCGAAATTCAGCACCACCATTAACAATGCGCTGTCAGGTAAGCAGCCACTGGATGAGACGCTGACTCATTTGAGTGGAAAGGATGTTGCCGGTCTTCTCGCATACCTTGGTTTGGGAGAAGCGGCAAAGCGGGATGTGGGAACAGGGGAAAATCAGATACCGGATATGGCTTCTTTTGCCAGTGGTGATGGATGGATGAAATTACCCAACGGTAAAATCCTGCAATATGGTCGAGGTGCGGTTACGCCGACATTATCGACGCAAACAATGAGAATTACATTCAGCATCCCTTTTCCTAAAAAAGTGGACTGCGCCATGCTTACTCATTCTGGTGATGGTGGTGCACCTTTAGGTGCTGGACGGGGATTCGTGATGACCGCAGAAGGTCCAACATTAACCGGTTTTAATTCCGCTTACAGAACTGCATCAACCAGTTCCACAGTATCGATGAATTACAGTTGGTGGGCTGTTGGTGAGTAATTTTATTAAGGGTGATTTATATGAACGAATATGTTTATAGCGCAAGGCATAATGCTTTTTTCCCTGTGGATATGATTGATAAATATAAATCAGAGGGATGGGATTTATCAGATGCTAAAGAGGTGAATCAAAATATTATCAGTGAATTTATGGCTGAACCGCCACAAGGAAAAATCCGTATTGCCGGAGGTGATGGGCTGCCTGCGTGGGCAGATATTCCTCCACCCACGCATGAAGAACTTATTGAAATTACTGAATCAGAAAGACAGCTACTAATTAACCAGGCCAACGAATACATGAACAGTAAGCAATGGCCCGGCAAAGCCGCTATTGGTCGTCTGAAAGGTGATGAACTGGCGCAATATAATTTGTGGCTGGATTATCTGGACGCACTGGAGCTGATCGATACTTCCGGTGCGCCAGATATTGAATGGCCTACGCCTCCGGCAGTTCAGGCCAGATGACATCCGGCGCGGTGCTGGTATCTGTTGCCGTCACCGCGTCAATGTAATCCAGCACAGCGTTAAGTCTGGTTGTTTCTGCCTGCGTCAGTTTACGTCCGGCCTGCAATTTCAGTTGAATCAGACTGATGGAAGCCATTGCTGCATCAATCAGTGACTGGCGCTGTGCTTCTGCCGCGTCTACTGCGGCACCGTGTTGTGCCTCAGTATCTGTCACCCATTTTTCACCATCCCATTTATCGTATGGCGTTAACGGGGCGATAGTGGTTGTTTTTTCGGGGTAATCACCCGGAGTTGTGATTTCTTTGGCGTCTCCCGTTTCGGTGTTATAGACGATTTCACCGCGATGGTCTGGCACATATTCCCATGAGTTTAAATCTATCGAACGGCAGATAGCATAACCCGCCTTATGTGTGCCAGGGGCATCTAAACAGGAATATGCAGGGATACCGACGCCAACAGCAAGATATTCATTTGAAGTGGAAATATATTCTCGAGTTTCACCATCATAGTTATAGACGGTAATATTCCCTGCTTTGGTGGCGATAATCTCGCTATTTAATATGGCGTTATCCATTATGCAGCCCTCACAATATAGTTAAATGCAATATTCCTTGGTCGAACCCTAAAACCAGCCCCTGCGCCTGCTCCAGTTGGTGGCAATTCGATAGAGGGGTATGCTGTTGCAGGGGAATATAAACCTTCACGGGAATCATAATCAGTCGTCATATAGTTAGACGTATTATCAGAAACAGTTTCTGTCGGTCTGGTAACCAGACGATAAGAGCCAGTGGTTGGTGACCTGACCAGACCAAAACTTTCAACCAGAGTGGCTTTTTGAAAGCTTAATAATCCCCGACCACTGTCAGCTCCACGCCCGTCATCCCAGCCACGAATAAACTCACCACGTAAATCAGGCAATTTATTTGTCGGATAAGCCTTTGCCAGTTCCGGGTATTCTTCAGCAGAAAAAGCTGCACCGTTGCATTTCAGCCAGCCTGTCGGCGGAGTGGCTGAAGGCCATGGAACAGGTACACCAACAGGTAATGCCGAACCTTCTCCCAAACC